TACAGGTAGATTTAAAGCCTTTCCTTGGCTTGACATATTTAACCCCTTTCAATAGAGTTTGGCTTGTCTGCCATTGCGATAATCCCGGACCCCCAACGTGGGAACCCATCGTTATCGCATAAAATAAAAAGAAGAGAAATAAAAAAGAACCCACCCCCCGAAGGGGATGGGTCTTTTTCGTAGAAATCGAGACTACGGCCGAGCGTAGTACCGGAACGTGGGCCAGACGAATCCGGTCTTGAGCACCAAGTACCCCATTCGCTCGATGAGGTCATCGGCCTTCTCGAGGGCCATCTCATGAACCCCGTGAATCATCTCGATGCGATCAGCGAACTGAGACTTGCTCTCATCCTTCTGCTGAACATCCTTCCGGTCACCGAGGTCGACTTTCCGGGACTTGAAGATCCCGTCGCACGCCTTCTCGAAGAGGTGCTGGTAGAGATCATTTTCCGTCTCTGGGCACATGTAGTGAGTGTTGAGCACTTCACCGTTCTTGTCCCTCTCCACCGGATCCGACAGTTCTGTCAAACAATTTGAGCACTGAATTTGAGTCTTCATAGACTCCCCTTTTCATGGTGCGATATACGTGAGCCCCCAAAGCGGGAACCCATCGTTATCGCATAAAATAAGAATGAGAGAATAAAAGAAAACCCACCCCCCTTAGGGGGTGGGTAGTCTCTTGTGGGGAAGAAGCCTTACAGCTTTCTCTTCCCCTTCATGTATTCGATCAGCAGGGCGGGAGCCTTGTGCTCCTCCCTGTTGATCACCTTGATCACCTTGCCGAGATACTCAGTGGTGATCTTGCCACCGAAGAGCCACTTCATGACTTCCTTCGCAACCTTCGGCTGGCGCGTTACTGCGCTCAGCATCTGGTTGATTTTGGTCAGCTGCGCGGTTTTCTTCTCCGCGAGCAGAGCATCTTGCAGAGCTTTGCGGTCCGCTGCCTTCTTCTGCAGCCAAGCCCTCTGATCTTCATTCGCCTCGGCCGCATCCTTGTCGGAAATGGCCGGGACCCATACAGTACTTGGACGATCGAAGTTCATAACTTCTCTCTTTCCATGAGTGCGATATACGCGAGCCCCCAACGTGGGAACCCATCGTTATCGCGCATAAAAAGAATAAGAGAATATAAAAAAGAACCCACCCCCGAAGGGGTGGGTCTTTGTCATCTCGAGTCACCGTTCACCGTTCAAGACCGTCGAGTTTCTCCGCCTTCTCTAGAAGATCCAGAGATAACGTGCAATCGAACATCGCAATGTTCTTTATTGCTGCCGGCAATCTCCTAATGAACTCATCGGGCGAGTTTGCACCCATCCGATTGATGATAGTGCGGACCTCTTCGAGGTTTACCTCAACGAAAGAGGTAATCCCTGGCTCTCTCTCAACCAGGGTTGGCATCAGCCAGACTTCGAAATTGCGGTCGAAGCTTTTCGCGACGACTACTTCCACGAAGATCGTTTCGCCAATGCACCCTACTTCTAGGGGCCGCTCATCTATGAACGCATAGATAGGCGACCTCCTCGGCCAAACTAGAGACAGTAGCTTAGTCAGAATACGCATAGTATTCTCCTTTCCTTGGATGCGATAATCCCAGGCCCCAAAGCGGGAACCCATCGTTATCGCATAAAAAAAGAAATGAGAATAAAAAAGAGCCCTACCCCCGAAGGGGTAGGGTCTTCTTGAGATGTAGCGATTAAGCTACTTCTTCGTGAGGTGATGTTTCACCCCATCGATTCTGCGCGCCAACCTGACGATCTCCTGCTTGGAGAACTCAGGCTTCCCTGAAGACTTCTTCTCCAGAGCATCGATCCTGCAAAAGAGCAGGAAGTTGACCACGACCAGTGCGATGACCATGATTTCCATGGTGCCTCCGTTTCTTGGTGCCATAACCCAACGTTATGGCATATAAAAAAAGAAAATGATAAAAGAAAACCCACCCCCGAAGGGGTGGGTGATCTTGGGATGTAGCGATTAAGAAGAATCGCGTCTACCTTGGCACCAGGAATAATTGGACTTTGAAGTCCAATACATCCAAGTACTCAGGTACCGAGAGAAACTCTCCCGGATCGAGCCACTGTCGTCGGCGGGAAGATTCCCAATCATCGGTTGGGAAACCGATAACTTCCATGCTTCTTCCACATGGCATCCCTTGGAGGCGTCGAGCACTGGCTTGTCCAGCACTACTTTGCTCGCCTTGAGAGTTGCTCCCGATCCGCTTTCAAAGCAGACTGAGACGCAATTCTCTTCGGTGAGTTCATCCCACACCTCGTCAAATCCTTCGCCTTCAGCCTCTGCGAAAGTCTTGACGAGATCTTCGTCAAGGACTGAGAAGTCCCGGCCACCGGTCCATGCTCCAGACCGGCTGGGGTACACAGCATCTTCTCGGGGGAGTTCCCCTTCGAAGAGCTTTCCGACATCCGTGTGTGCCGCGAATACACGACATACACATGCCCAGGAAACCACTGCCTCAAACAGAAGACATCGCAGTGGCAAGCCTTCCCTTCTGAGCTTCCTTGTCGATACTGTATCTGGCGTTGAGACCAGACCCTCCGACTGCTCTACAGAAAATGTTGACATCAGAGTATACCTTTCCATGGTGCGATATACGTGAGCCCCCAACGCGGGAACCCATCGTTATCGCATAAAATAAGAATGAGAGAATAAAAAAAGACCCCACCCGTAAGGGTGAGGTCTATTGTCACTCAGGAGAAAGTTCATCTCTCCATGCCTCCGTGAGGGAGAACTTGCACAGCTGACAAAGGATTACACCCCTTGCCCGGCGCTCTCCCTCTACCTCGAGGGGGTCGTAACCGTTCCCGTCGTCCAACCCGAGCTTTTTTTCGCAGTCATCGCAGAGAAGCTTGTCTTCTTCTTCCATTAGATTTCCTTTCTAGCGATATACGTGAGCCCCCAAAGCGGGAACCCATCGTTATCGCGCATAAAAAGAATGAGAGAATAAAAGAAAACCCACCCCCGAAGGGGTGGGTCTTTGTCACCCCTTGTGCTTATACAAGGGGCAAATCTTCTCGCCTTCAAGCTGTCCAGCGACACCGGCCGACACCAGATACTTGGTGCGCAGCCAGACGGCCTGCGAGAACAGGCTATCTGGGACTTCAGCATTCGCTGTACATCCCACGACGACCGGTCGTCCAGCGACACCCCGCCACAGCACTGACACCATCCCCGTCTCTTCGCGGAGGGCGCAGCTTTCGCAGGGAATCTTCCCTCCTACGAAGTCGTTCGCTGTCAACATACCATCGATTGGCATAACAGATTTCCTTTCTGGCGATACGTGAGCCCCCAAAGCGGGAACCCATCGTTATCGCATAAAAAAAGAAATGAGAGAATAAAAAAGAGCCCTACCCCCGAAGGGGTAGGGTCTTCTAAGCTACTTCTGAATCGACTGCTGAATCGACTGCAGCTTTTCCCACAGCTTATCGATGTAGGCGCCTTGCTTGTCAATCAGCGCCTCCTGATCCTTGATCAGTGCTTCCTGCTTTCTGAGCAGGGCACTCTGATCCTTGATCAGGCGATCCTGGTCCACCATCAAGTCGACACGTTCGTTGGCCATGATGGCCTCCTTTTCTTGGTGCCATTAAACCCGTGAGTCCCCACCATGGGAACCCACCGTTATGGCATATGAAAATAAATAGAATAAAAAAGAACTCACTCTCCGAAGAGAGTGAGTCTTTTACCAGCACCTGAGGGAGAAACCCTGCTGGTTAGGTTCCGACAGAAAAGCCTAAATTAGGCCGGACTGCGGGCAGCCTTTTTCTTGGCTTGCTCGCCGTTCGCCGCCGAAGAAGACTTCTTCACGCGCTTGGCTTTGTTGGCCTGCGTGTGGGCCAGTCTTTCGGCCGGCGTCCAGTCCGAGTGGGACCTTGGCATAGTAGATTTCCTTTCTAGCCATGCTGATGCCTCCCACCATGGGAACCCAGCGTTATGGCATAAAATAAGAATAAGAATAAAAAAGAACCCCACCCCCCGAAGGGGATGGAGTTCTTTGGCAAAGAGAGGCTGCCTATCTCTTGATACGAGACAGCCTCTTTACGGCCCAACTCGCCACTCGCAGGACTGCGAGTTCGATCTTGTCTCTCGAGACAAGATCCTCGAGCCGTAAGATAGTCTCCTCGTTGAGAGAGACTATCTCACGTTCATGTGTTACTGCAAGGGCTCTGATCAGCCCTCGCAGTCGCCCGATCTCCTCCACGGAAAGTCGGCTATAGCCAACGATCTTCAGGAGGTTCTGAACGTCCTCAGAGGGGGCACCCATGGCTCCTCCGTTCCTTGGTTGCCATTCAACCCGTGAGTCCCCACCATGGGAACCCACCGTTATGGCATAGAAAGAGAAATGAGAATAAAAGAAAACCCACCCCCGAAGGGGTGGGTGATCTTGGGACTGGTGATCTAGGGACTAGTGGCTGCCGCCGTGCAGGTCCACCTTCACGTATCCCAGATCCTTTACGATTTCGAGCACTTCTGTCCAAGAAAGAAACAACTTATGGTGTTTCTTCTTGTAGGACTCGATCACGGAGATGAACTCTAGTTCATCTGCGCTCAGTGACTTGGGCTTCATAGAGCCCTCCTTTTCTTAGAGCCATAACCCAGCGTTATGGCATATAAATAAGAAGAGAATAAAAAAGAACTCCACCCCCCGGAGGGGGTGGAGCTGAGGATAGTGATCTCAGGTTAGCTAGACCTGAAGATCACTAGCACCGGGTAGTGCATGCGAGGAAGGAGTTCGTAAGTTCTCCTTCCCCCCGCTGCGATAGTCTTGGTTTTGAACCCTTTCAGGTTTCGATCCAAGTACTGATCGCATTCCCCAAGGAACTTTTTAAGCTCCTTGGAGGTCCCCTCAAACTCTTCGCGGATGTCTGTTTCTCCGCCGAGTCCGAGGAATTGGGCTTTGAAATGTTTCATAGAGCCCTCCTTTTCTTGGAGCCATAACCCAACGTTATGGCATATAATAAGAATGAGAATAAAAAAGAACTCACTCTCCGAAGAGAGTGAGTCTTTGCCATTTTCTGTTCCCAGGCATGGCTGCCCGGCAAGAAGCAGGGGAGGATTACTCCTTCCCCTGCTCCTTGCGGTGTGCCTGCATAGCGATTATTGCCGCCAGGCTACTGTGGTCATAGACCGACAACATCTGGCTGAGCTGAGCCGCCCATGCAGGCGCGGCCTTCAGGCGTGCCAACGCTTTCGCGAAGTGCACCTTGAAGGCCTCCTCCTCTTCAGGAGGGACAATGCTCATAGATTTCCTTTCTAGCGGCGCCAGTACTTCCCACCATGGGAACCCGGCGTTGCCGCATATAAAAAAGAAAAGAAGAAATAAAAAAGAGCCCTCTCTACCCCCGAATGGGCAGAGAGGACTCGCGCTATGCGATAAACCAGGCGAGCAGCCATACTGCCAGCCAGACGGCCAACAGCATAGCGACTGCAATCTCCTGGTTAGGGGGACGCTTGATCACCATGATCTTCTCCTTTCCTTGGTGCGCGGCGTACCCGCATATAAATAAGAAAAGAGAATAAAAAGAAAACCCACCCCTGTGAGGGGGTGGGTTACTACTGCTAACAGCCCATCATGGACTGGTAGCAGTTGGCCTTGACGATCTTTCGATCAATCAAGACCCGGAGGTATTGCTCACCACCATTGGTAAGCAATACGGCTGCCTTGGGTTCTGTGTACCCATCGGTCCCGGTTATACGGTATACGACTGCCGTCCACTCACCACTGGTGAGAGTGAACATGCTCGTACACCGCGGTAGGCAGCCTTCTTGGAAGGCGCCTCCTACCGGCGTTGCGGCTCCCATGTCCAGAGACAGAGTCTCCGAAGCATGGGAGGTAGAGCGGAATACCATCATAGTATTCCTCCTTTTCTTGGTGCTATGGCCCTATGCCATGGCATAAGAAGAAGAAAAAAGAAAACCCACCCCTGTGAGGGGGTGGGTGTGGGTGTGGGTGTGGCCCTACCACCACCGGGAATGCGTGATTTCAATCACACACTCGCCGTTGGTGAGCACCAGCGGGGAGTTGTCATCTCCTTCTGGTGGGTTACACCCCGTGAGGGTGATGACCTCGTGGCCATCAACCTCCTCCAGAAGGCCAATGCCCTCTGGAGTTAGAGTAAGCATGTTGTAGTACATCATACTTACCTCCGTTTCTTGGAGCCATGGCCCTATTGCCATGGCATAAGAATAAAAAATATAAAAAAAAGAAAACCCACCCCCTATGAGGGAGTGGGTGTGCCATTTCTGTTGCCACGCATGGCTGCGCCGAATCTTATTCGGAGTGCCAGGCTGTTACTCCTTGGTACGCAGCAAGGCTTTGCCAGTTTTGAAACTGACGAAGCCCGCGCGCATCAGGAGCTGCCCAGTGCACCATCCGATGACTTTCATCACCGGACGCACAACGGGCCAGCCGAGCTTGGCGATTCTGACCACGGTCTGAAACAGACCATGCAGCATCTCGCCAAGCACTGACACCCAGTTAAGGAAACCTACCATGGCAGGCTCCTTTCCTGGAACTATCCGTTCCTTGGAGCCACGACCCATTGTCATGGCATAAAAAAAAGAAGATGGGGGGGGGCATGAAACGCCAAGCACCCAATTCTGCATATATATAAACTGTTCAGGAGCCCAGTCTGAGATTTTTCGACTTATATAAACTATCAAAAAAAATATACAATAAAATTTTCAAACTCATGGATTCTCCTCATTGCGAGGCGGCCGGGAATAAGATACTATTGAAGGTTCGCACTAATCTATTATCGACTGTGATGGAAGGAAACTGGGGATGGTCAAGTTCTCTAATGAGGCAGCAGAGTTTGTTTACACACGTACGTACTCGAGGTGGATAGAAAAAGAAAACAGAAGAGAACACTGGGATGAAACAGTAAAACGATATACAACATTCTTGCATAAACACATGCAGGACAAAGTTCCTGCAAAGACATACAAGAAGATATACGACTCAATACTTTCCTTCGACGTAATGCCCTCCATGCGGTCCCTCTGGGCTGCAGGCCCCGCGGCGGAACAAGACAACATATGCATGTACAATTGTTCATTCCAGGTAATAGACAATCCAATAGTCTTCTCAGAAGCACTATATATACTAATGTGTGGTACAGGCTATGGGTTTTCAGTAGAAGAACAGCATGTATCTAACCTCCCAGAGGTCGCTCAGTTCTGCGATGAGCGTTATACAAAGAAGTATACCATTGAGGACTCTAAGCGCGGGTGGGCTAATTCCGTTAGGCTTCTAATCGACTCACTTTATGAGGGCCATGATGTCGAAATGGACTATTCAGAAATAAGACCTAAAGGCTCTCTCCTCCATACAATGGGCGGAAGGTCCTCTGGACCCGAACCCTTGGTTCAGCTCCATGCATTTATGCGTGAGATATTTCAACATGCACAGGGCAGAAAACTCACCTCACTTGAGTGTCATGATATTATGAATCAAATTGCGGAGATAGTTGTTGTCGGTGGCGTACGCAGGTCTTCGCAGATATCATTATCTGATTTATCAGATACCGAAATGGCCGAAGCCAAGATATGGCCGTTTCCTCTCCGTAGAGCCATGGCGAACAACAGTGCTGTATATAACGCTAAGCCTACTGCCACAGACTTTCTCGGGGAGTGGAGCACGATTGCTGCCTCAGGAACCGGAGAAAGAGGAATGTTCAATCTAGAGAATGCTCAAAAACGCGCACCGCGGCGCCGAGATGGTACTTTAATCGCCGGAACGAATCCCTGTGCAGAAATAAGTCTCAGAAATCAAGAGTTCTGTAATTTGTCGGAAGTTGTGGTACGAGCAGGTGATGATTTAGATAATCTGTTTAAAAAGATAGAAACAGCTGTATGGATAGGGGCTATACAGTCCTGTTTTACGCATTTTCCGTATTTGAACGAAAGCTGGAAAACAAACTGTGATGAAGAACGTCTCCTAGGTGTATCGTTTACTGGAATTATGGATAACCATTCGCTTTTGTCCGATGATGCGTTAAGGGCTATGAAGCGTAAAGCTATTAAGGTAGCTAAGCATGCTGCCGAAAAACTTAACATTAATACTCCAGCAGCTATTACTTGTGTAAAACCCTCCGGCACTGTATCTCAGCTTGTTAACTCTGCCTCCGGAATACATACTAGATTTGCAAAATACTATAGAAGGAGATATAGGATATCTAGTACAGATCCTTTATTCAGAATGCTGTGGGACCAAGGACTTAAAATGTCCCCCGAAAATGGACAAAGAGAGTCTGACTGGGAAAAGGCTGCAGGAGGAGATCCTGCTGCCTGCAGCATATACGAAGAAAATATGAGCTGGAGTAATGACAAAGTAATGACCTGGGTGGCTACGTTCCCTATCGAGTCACCCAAAGATTCTATAATGCGGTCTGACATGACTGCCGTCGATCAGCTAGAACAGTACAAGAGGCTACAAAGAAACTGGTGTGAGCATAACGCTAGTTGTACTATTTATGTTCAAGACAATGAATGGTTTGAAGTAGGCAATTGGGTGTATGGTAATTGGGATCTAATCAATGGAGTATCGTTTCTTCCATACGATGGAGGTAGATATGAGCAGGCCCCTTACGAGGAATGCACAGAAAAAGAATATAAAGAACTACTTGCAAACTTGCCAAGAATAAATTATGGTAAACTTAGCATGTATGAAAAAGAAGATGGCACCGAAGGTGCCAAAACTTGGGCATGCAGCGGAGATAAATGCGAGTTAATTTAGGCTTCACCGTTCTCCTTCTTCCTAGGGCCCCGCTAGTCCCCACTGGCGGGGCCTTTTTATAGGAGAAGATAAATGAGTCGTAGTGTAAAATATATGTCTAACGCATTTGCGAAACTTATACATAATGAGGATGCCGCCGTTAAATACATGTATAAGAACCAGCAATCACTTATGAATCACTATTTTGCTCTAGTGGCGCAAAGGGGTCGGGGGTGTCCAAATGCTAGGATTTGCTTAAGGCTGGCATTTGCGAATGAGATGAAAGAGAATAAAGATGTCTTCGATAAATCACTTCGGTCCTGGGGTTACTGTTCCTGATGAGCCTAACAATCTTCCTGCGCCCCTTCCTGAACCCAACAGCATAGCTATCTCAGGCAACAAAGCATTAACCGAAGTACAAAAAAACAATATAGCTAAATACGAAGAATCAGTTAAATATGGTTTTACTCCTATGGCTGGACCTATGGTGTGTAGGGATGATAAATGCCCATACTTCGACAAATGCCCATTAGTGAGGAATAGTATAGATAGACCTATGGGCGAGGACTGCCCCGTAGAGGCTTTTCAAATAAAACAATGGACTGAACAATTTAGTGCGGCTGCGGCCATAGATCCAGATGATCCATCTTCCGCATATGACAGAATGTTAGTGGATCAAATAGTATTCCAAATGACGCTTGAGGCAAGAGCTGCTATGCAGCTTGCTCTTGACCCAAGAATAGAAAGAAAAGCAGTTAGTGGATATAGTCCTACTGGCCAGCCTTTTTACGCTACAGAAAATTCAAAGGCTGCAGAATTTTATGAAAAATTAGTTAAAACAAAACTTAGGATTATGCGCGAGCTACTAACTACAAGAAAATCTAAAGCGGATGCAGCTTCCAAGGGATATGCCGATCCCTCAAAAGTCGCTGCGCACCTTATGGAGAAGGCAAAGAAAATACGTCTTGCTTCGCAACATTCTGATGGCAGCGTCAGCGCGACAGAAATAGAAATGCATGAGTCTAGTCCCAAAGCCCCCGAAGTATTTGGTGAATAATGGATGATTTAAAGTATACCTTTCTAGATTTCGATTTTGAAACTGTAGGTTTTGAAAAAGGAGAAGTCCTAGATATTTGGATGGGCTCTCGTCGGCTTACCCGCAACAAAGGGGCGTCGCTCACGAGACCAAATACTCCAAATATTATAGAGATATTTGGGCAAACAGAAGAAGATTCTATTCATATAAAAACACCGTTTTATGACGGTAACGAGCAAGCAAAAAAATTAGCAGAAGAGATCAGATACGAGTTTCAATATAAAGATACTACTGCCGACCTGGAATCCGGCGAAGTTAAATGGAAAACTTTAAGCCATGAACAAATTAAAAAACATATTTCGGGAGAAGAAGTTCATCCTCAATTGGCTAGGAGGGAAGGAAGATTCCAAACTAGCGACACGGCTAAAACCAGGGATGCCTTGCATGGATTGTGGTCTTTTGGTCCTTCTGAGCCAAACCGGGCACAGTGGGATACCGGGATAACCATTAGGGGTAGTACGCTAAATAGAAATCTAGCCGAAAATCTATTTGATATAGAATCACAATCTGAGGCGATAGGAAAAGGACCAGATAGGGCGGCAGCGCTACATAGTTTTGTTGATTATATATCGGGGGCCAAAGAGAAAGCCGCGAGCGAAGGTAAGACGCTGGCTATGCGGGCATGGAATGCGCCATTCGATATGCGTGTTTTTGCACAAACCATAGATGAAACGGGAGATGAGGACTTACTCCGAAAATTTACGAGATTATTTGATGAGTCTGGATCGATTAGATTGGTTGAAGCTTCAGATAAATTTAGAGATATTATGTTTGAGCTGACTAAAAGAAGTGACAAAAACCATTTTATGAATTTGGACCACGGAGCGATTCAGAGAAGTTTAGGCAATAGTACTGAGTTAAGAGAAATCGCCGACCGGGTATACGGCACTCTAAGTGGGCAAGTCACTGACGGTTTACCTTCGCAATATATTAAGGAGAGTACGCTCCTTGGCAACTTAGCCGAGAGAGTCAAAGAGGGTGAGGGACGTTCTAGTCAAACAGTCGCAGATATAAAAGCTGAAGTTATAGGCAGGATAACTGGACAAAATCAAGAACAGGGCTTTAGAGATTTCGGCGGACATCTTGGCAATGTCCAGAGCAACGAAGGAAAAATAGTTGATGCTGTTGCTGAGTTATTACATAATTTAATTAATCCATTAGAGGAACTTGGTCCCACAGAAACTCTCAGAAGAAGTATGCTTGAGATACGTGCTCTTGATCAAGCAGACCTGGCAAATGAAATTATGCAAAGAGCCGTAATGCCATCCAGCCCAGGCAGGATAGTTCCCGGCCTTCTATTAGACTTTGGCTCTCCTCCCCCTGCCCCCGAAGGCACCGCACTACATCTTGTTCACAAGCATCTAGGGAATGCGTTGGGCGGAACTTTACCCGACTTCATGGGCGGAGCTACCTTAAGCTCGGGGAATACTGGTCTTCTCGGAAGTATAATGACCGCCAAGGACAACTATCTCGAGACTATAAATGCTGGTAGGCCAAGTGAACATTTGCAAGAGATATTTGGTTTGATCGATGACAATCTAGCAGTTCAATTAAATACGTTAGAAACAACAGGAGGACACTCAGCAAGTATTGATGTTGACAATATGGCTAGAATATTAAGAAATGTGTTAGATCAGGGATATAAAAATATAGCGGATCCTGATGTTCAATCCTTTATGAGCGATGTATTTCATGAAAATGTAATTAAAAGCAGCGAGGATCGCCTTGCTCAGAAATATGGAACATGGGATGAGCTCGATGAAATAGTTCGGGGAAAACTAGCATCTCTCGTTGGAAGAACACCAGAAGAAGTCATGGATCCTTCGGCAAAGAATCACTCTGGAAAATCAGGCATAGTGGGGAGCGTGGATCCGGGATTTCGAGGTAAAGCAAGTATTTTTGCAAAGTCTGCATTTGTTCTTTCGGGGATCGTTTTAATAGCAAACAGGACTGGAGATATAAAGGACCAGGGGTCGAAGTACAATACGTTGGAGGGCATGTCTCCTTCTGGAGATCCGCTCTTGCACTCTTTTGGTTCAGGAAATAGCCATATGAATAACATGGCTATAAATAATTTGATATATAACTTCGATATAGGCTCAGATACGCTTAGGTCTTCCATGCTGGGATATAAGGGAGACCAATTAGCCAATCAGCTTATTGGTAGGGAATTATTTGATGATTATACAAATTCCTCAGAAAGAGGAAGTATAGTCCACGGTATTATTGAGCAAGAGTATCTGCAGAAAAAACTTGCACAAAATACTGAACACTATATCTATTCTTCTGAGTTAGATGTCGCAGGACACGTTGACATAATATTAAATTCCGGTGTTCCGCTAGAAATTAAGACTGTAGCCGACTTCGATGCGTTGAAGGAATTATCATACCCTAAAGACAAGCACGTATCTCAAGCGAACTTTTACGCGTATGCATTAAACCAACCATACGCACTGATAGGTTATGCTGCGAGAAATGATCCTAGCAAAATAAAATATTTTAAAATTGACGTTAATATCAAAAGACTTATGGACGAGGTGGCGATAGTTAGAAACGTCGCAACTAATCTTAAGACGCAGGGATATCAGATTAGCACATATCCTGTATATCAGCAGTCTCAAGATATGATTAGAAATATGACTCAGAATAAGTATTCAAGAAATCCAGGTGTATATACTTCTATGCAAAATGGGCTAGTGCATTCAACTGAACGAGAGAATCAGTATTCTGCCATAAAGGGACTGGGCGACTATAAGAAAAGAAATAAAAACACAAATGTATTTAGAGGCACTGACCCCAGGGTAGCTCAAAAGAAGTTCAGAAATCGTAGCTCTGAGGGCAGGGGGCCTTCGGGTAATAAAACAAATCATCTGTTTGCTGGTATAATAAGAAGTAGCCCCAGAGAAAGCGGATACCATCCAGGATCTAGGGCAGAACGTACAGCGACAGCTACCACGTAGGAGATAAGATGGCCAGACATACCATAATACAGGACTACATGGGTAAGAAGATGGGTGACTTTTTATCCGGCGTGATAGGAGATTTAAATCCCATATCGGTAGCTAGGGGACAACAAGCATCAAAGAATAGTATTACTGGAAATGTGAAAGCTATCAAAGACCTGATGCTAACCAAGAAGGGGAAGGGCATGTCGCTATCTGATTTTTTTTCCGGTAAAAGGATACACACAGACATGCAGTCCGGCAATAAAGCTAGATTCGGCCGAATAATAAGCGATGGAAGCGATGATGCTAGAGCATCCGTAAGGGCGGTGGCCGCGGGTACGATAGCTGCTTACGGAGCTGCCCCGGTACTACTCGGCGAGGATAATATAGTAAGTAGGACAATAGAAGGTGGAGCAGCTATTGGTATGCACGCAGGAATAATTGCGGCTTCAATAAGATCTGGTGGATCTGGACCAATGTTCGGTGTTGGCTATGCGGGGTTTGCAGCAGTTAACGCTATACGTCAGGGTAATAATTTTGGACCATTCTAAGGAGTAATAAACATGGGTAGAGTCGCAACAATAAAAGCCCTCCTCAAAAATACCATAGGTGTTGCTAATAGGGGAGCAGAGGCCGCTAAAAGAGTATCGAAGTCGCTAGACAGTTACAAGGCTTCACCCGGGAAATATACGGGCTATTCTGCTAGAAACTTCGATTCCGGTATTGGGATGCTAGGCTTTGGCGCCGGAGCACATGTCGCCGGCACATCTTTTCAAGATGCATTCGGTGATCAACTCTCACCTATGCAGAACTTTCTGGTGGGTGGAGCGACAAAGGCCTTAACCACTGCGGCTGCAATGAGGGGTTTTACTCATTTTGGCAGAGCCGGTATGGCAAAATTCGGAGGTGGGAATGAATTAAGGACGCTAAAGAAAGATCTACCCGGTAGAAAGAAACTGGACAAAGCTAAGCGAAGGGCCCAAAAGGCCGCAAGGATACAAGACGACTTAGATCAAGACTTCCACGCAACTGGGGAAGCCCTGAGAATCGGCCTTAGACCAACCGAGCGTGTAGTCGCATGGCAACATGGTGGCGCCTACGGGACTACTCTTACAAGACATAGGGGCATGCCAAGGGCTACACGTAAGACTGTCGATAGGCTCAATCGTACCCAAAAGGGCGGAACACTATTACGTGAAAAACCCGTCAAAGTCGATGGCGTAAAGCAAAAAAGTAATATGGAAAAGGTGAAAAATGTACTTGCTGTAGAGCGGGCCCAAAAATTTAGCTCTCTGGGTATTCTGGCGAAAGGCTTCGCACTTCCCGGAATGTTACTAGGTCCCATGCTAGGTAAAGGTACATTGGGTAAGGTGAAAGACCCGGTAATGAGCTTCATTGGAAAATCCATGCCATTATCAATATATGGAGGAGCTCTTGCCGGCATCGGTGGAGGTATCTGGAGTCGCAACCGTGGAAACGGTTTGGGCCCCGTCGCTGGACCCAGGAGTAGACAGAGTAGAAGTTTTTCAAACATAAATCATAACGCAACCCTTAGTGCACATGGAATGAATTCAAATGTCTTACGATAGAATAATTTCGACTGCTGGCTTCCAGCCCTTAACTTCGGCGTCAAGTACTGAGAATATGGGCTTCGGCCATATGGCTGCCGACATAGGGATAGCTATTGGCCTAGAAAGTCTTGGTGCAGGACTAGCTGGGTATCAAGGCGGATTTGGTGGTGGTAAACCTTTAATGGGGATGATAAAACCATTTTGGACAGGTAGATTCACATCAGATGGTGTCCATCGATCCGGCATCGAAGTACTAAGAAGACAAGCGGCTTCAGTGGATGCAATCCTCCAAGGCAATGCGCCACCACGCAGAGGCAATTGGGACGCTTTTGATGATTTACATGATAATACCTATAAGACTATGGACCGGAAGCAGATGTTTGAACGAATCCAGCGTCTTCGGGAGAAAGCAAGCGAGAAATATGAGCCGGGGCATGCAAAAGCCGGAAAATATAAACATGGCGGTAAACTCCATGGAAGAGCAAAAGCTCTAGGTACTACACTTGGTAAAATAAGCATAGGGGTAGCTTTAAGGACACTTAGTCGCGCTTGGGTAGCTAACGACTTATTTTCTATGGCGCTTGGAGGCGCAATGGCGGTAACCCAGGGGTTGGAGACGTTTCAATATAATAGAGCTGCCGAAGAGCCTTCAGCCTGGGGAACAGACATAGATCTAGGAGCTGGCTTCGCAGAGACAAAAAGTAGTTTTACTCAAAGGCAGCGAGCCATGCAAGCCATACATAACTCGCAAATGAATACAAGGGCCGCAATGGGCAACGAAGCGACATTCATGCATGTCTAAAGAAAAGGAAGAGTCTCGCGAAATCAGGATCGCGGGTGAAAAACCTATTAAAATAGGTATTGATCATAGCGAAAACTATATACCTATGGATAACTACAAGGACAATAACTATAAACCTATAATCAAAAGGGATTGTCATTTCTGTAAAAAATGCGTAAGCTACTATAAAGAAATGCACGATAACGGAATAACCTCTGAGCCATTCATGCCTGCCTGTGAAGGCGACTATCGACTGCTAGCCAAGAAGATGAAAGATCAAGGCTTATCTGACGAAGAGTTACAGAGCTACAAGATACTACAAGACCCAGTCGCTTGGGCTAAGTTCGAGTTCGATTGGGAAGCCAGATGGTATCAGGAAGAGATTATGCGATGTTCATCTCAGTTTAAGGCGATACGCGCAGGACGTCGTGTCGGCAAAACTGAAGCGATGAGCGTTCTTGCTCTTTGGAAATTATTTACTAATGGTGGATTAATTGATAGACAATTTGAGATATTAGTACTCGCCCCGTATCAGCCACAGGTCGCAAAGATTTTTGACACTATGCGTGATTTTATACGTCGGTCCTCTACACTAAACATGCCAGGCATGATCAAGAGGAATGTCCTTAATCCACAAATGATTGAATTCAGCTCAGGTGGAGTTATCCGAGGCTGGTCTTCTGGCGCACATTCGGGCGCAAAATCCGATAAGGTTCGCGGCCAAGACGCAGACTTTATCATCATGGACGAAGTTGATTATATCAATGACAGCGACATCGAAGTAATCATGGCGATAATGGCTTCTCACCCGACTTGCGAACTCATTGTCTCGTCCACACCTACCGGAATACGAAAAAAACTTTATAACTGGTGCTATGACAAAAGCCAGGGATTTAAAGAATTTTGGTTTATATCTGCTGAGTCTCCTAGTTGGACTCCAAAAGTAGATCATATGTTTAAGCAGAACTATTCACAAACTGGATATAATCGAGAATTTCTAGCCGAATTTGGTGACGAAGCAGAGGGTGTGTTCCGAAGTGAGGATGTGAACAGGACTCTTGCCGACTATACCTATGAGGATTGTATTCCGCATGCTGAGTCTAAATATGTTATTGGAGTCGATTGGGGTAAAACTACGGGTACGCATATCGTCGTGGTAGAGTCTATGAATCTTGATGGCAAGATAATATATAAGTCTGTTGAAAAGCATATAATAAGAACTCAGGAATTTCAGCAAATAGAAGCTATAAAAAAGATAATGGATCTAGATAAAAAATGGGGTAATCAAACTGCATTTATTTATGTGGATGCCGGGTATGGACATGTCCAAGTTGAAATGATGTGGAAATATGATGTAGACTATCCGCAGGAAAGAACTAGATATAAAGAGCGCGTTAAGCCCATAACAATGAATAAGAACATAGAAATATCAGATCCCATTAGTGGGCTTCCCATTAAAAAACCCGTGAAGCAATTCATGGTTGATGCCTCGTCTAGGTCAGTAGAAATGAGACAGATTATATTTCCTGCCTCCGAAGATACAACAACGCGGATAGTTCCTAGCGAAATTCCTTTCGCAAATATTGGGATTTTGCAACAAATGAGGAACTTTAAGATTGTAAAATATAGCCCCACAGGCGTGCCCACCTATTCTCAAGACTATGAACATACACTCACGGCGTGGATGCTTGCGATTATGGGTCATATACTTGAGTTTAGTGATATGAAAAAAATAGAGTACATTATGGATGTTGCGTATTCTGTTGGATTCAGTAGTGATTCTGATCAGGATCAGCAATTCCCAGAACTTGCCAAGCTAGATAAAGAGGTTGGATTAGACGAAGCTAAATTATTCCAAAAGAAAATGCAAAAAGATTTGAAGCCACAAAAAAGGTCCGATGAAGATCAGGGAGAAAATTTGATAGCTGGTTCAGATATAGGGCTATATGTTTCCAGACGTCAAACTATTGTCAGAACTAAGGGCGAGTCGATAAAGCCTAGAACCGGCTATTATGGGAAAAGCCCTAGAAGTAATTATCGGGGCAGGAGAAATATATAATGGGTTTATTCGCTAAAAAACCAGGCAAGTATAAGAAGGAAAGGGTCCTTCAGGATAATTTTAACAAGCCGGTTAGAAGAGAAAATACGAATCAAGAGGATCTTGCCGAAGAGCTTGCTAAAAATACTTTCGGACCTATCAAAAGAAATATAGATCTTGCCAATAAGCTCCTACCATTATTCGAAGAAAAATGTAGAGCCACTCATATCTTTGTTCCTGAAATTATGACTGAAGTTAGATCGGCAGTCAAAAGAAAAGATAGTTCAAACATACTGGGTGATAAAATTAGTTTTGCGCTATTTTTAACCTGCATCAAAAAATACGAAGAGCTAAAGATAGAGTACGCATTAACTATACAAGATAGTATTTCCGACAACCCAGAAATGGCCGCGAGATCTGTAACTAGATTAAAATCTAGAGTAATTGCAGGTATCTCGGAAGAGGATTATCTGCTATTTGTATCTCTTTGGTTACTGAACTATTCAGCTTCTAAGTACCAGCAAATATTTAATGTCCCGATGGCCACGAGTATCGCGAATAAGCACTCTGAAGGAGCTGGGGCCACAGCTCAGGGCGTAGCTATTCTAATATCCGCCACTGCTTTTGCTACAGCCGTTGATACGATATATGAAAATTTAAATGATTTATATAATTTAAGGCGCACAAATGTCCATACCGATGAAACTCCAATTTTGGAGGGCAACAGATTAGATCAGCTTGCGCTTAAAAAAGTATCTGAAGGCGACTACGAGACGATACTTAATTTCGCCGTGCGATACATATATTCATCTGGAGATCAAAAATATGATCCTTGGATAAATTATCTAACAACAAGACAAACCAGAAACGCGTCTATAGATGCGTATAAATATTATCCTGCGTATTCAAAAGAGATTTTTTTAAAGATAAATTCTTTTTCTGATAAAGACGATCACGATACAGACTATGTCCAATCAGCATTAAGTGAAGAATTCGATCAGAGATTCGCAGAAAGGTTTAGATATAATACTAATGGACTAATCGGGCTTAGTCAGACATTGCAGAAGTCCGCCGCCAGAAACAATGCATTCTTGTTAACCGCAGGCCAAAGCGCTAGTTACCGTATGAAAAAGAGCCAGACTTGCTGCCTAGTCCGGATTCTCACTCTCTCTACACAAATTACAAAAAGAGATATCAAGATAATGCGGAGTCTTTTGAGATGTGCGTCATCATCAATAACAATAACCGAAAGTGAGAAGGCAGGCATTACTATAGCAGATCTAAAGGCTTTTGACGGTATAAATTATGCAGTCACATATGCTAGATCGGTATTTGCCTCGCTATTAGGTCAACTAGGGAATAATATATATAACAATATAAATGATAATGTGGAACGAAGTATCGGAGTAAAGTGTTTAGCATTCTTCAATTTACAGCAGTTATTTATTGAAGAAGCAGAAGCCCTCGTGTCGAAGTTTAACAATGAGTCCAATATGGTTTTTGGAGATGAGTACAGAAGGTATTTGAATTCTGACAATACCATAAAAGAAAGATATAGGCTGCGATTGCTGAATGACACCCAATATATTCTCTCTAGGATATTGGATGAAGCCCTATATGAATGCAGTGATATATCCGATGATATCGCTGATGAGAACATCAATGCCACAGTAAGCGGTTTGGAATTACCCTCAGAACAGTATACAATTGATATTCCAGAAGATGTGCTAGATGAATACTTCTCGGATAGTCAGCCGATACAGCTGAACACAAAGTCTAGCCTATTCGAGGATCGTTCGAAGCTCTTTATACCTGCGATAGATAGGGTGGGTGGCTTAGAAACTTCCGAGGAAGTTATTAGAAATATACTAAGAACTTGTAAAATAGAACTTAGCACAGAAGAAATAAAACGGATGTTAAAGGATACAGATGGGACTTCTAGGTAGAGTTGCCGCGCTTTTTTCTGCAACAAAGGTAGAGCATGAAGATATTAAGCTTGCTCAGGGCAAGAAATCTGAGTCGATAGGGGAGGCGATAAAGACCTCTCCGAGACAAGCAGTATCTACACTTTATTATAAAACAAGCTTATCCGCAAGAGGGTATCCGGGTTTATCTTCGGGATCTGAAAATGGCTTCATTTCTCCGATGTATAACTTAGGCGAAATAGGTAAAACTTTAGATATTGAATCTTATTTTGCTGCCTCGATCAGAAGGCATAGAGAACTAGTAATGAAGGAGGGATGGTATCTGCAGGGTAAAGACAACGAGACCATCTCTTACGTAAAAGACAGGCTTGCAGAAATAGAACTTATAACTGGTGAACCTATCTCCGCAATAGTCAGAGAGCTTTTAACTAATCTCATTGCATATGGCAACTCAATGCTGATACTCAAAAGAGATCCGTTAAGATCTAGTGGCTCATCTATAAGAATGTTTGGTAAAACAATGCAGCCTATATCCGGGCTGTATCCTTCAGATCCCACGAGTATGGCTGTTAAAAAGAATGAGTTCGGTAGACCGATGCAGTGGAAGCAAAAACTTTGGGATGCCCAAAAGGAAAAAAAGTTTAGTTCATCAGATGTAGTGCACTTCACACTCGACAGAAAATCCGGATTTACATTTGGCACACCCTATATAATTCCCGTGCTCGAAGATATTAGGGCTCTCAGAAGACTTGAAGAGCTAGCAGAACTCGTAACACACAAGCACACTTTTCCTCTGTTTCATGCCAAGGTTGGGACTAAGGATAAGCCCGCGGGGTATGTTACTGCGCCGGATGGATCCAGTTATTCAGAAGTAGATATGATCGGATCACAAGTCGATGCACTTCCTCCGGAAGGCGGCCTTGTTACTACGGAGCGAGTGGAAATAAATATGCTTGGGACTGAGGGGCAAGTGTTAGACCTCCAGCCATATTTAGCTCACTTCGAAGCCAGGGTTTTAGGTGGGTTAAGGTTATCCGGTATCGATCTAGGTCGAGGAGATACTGCCAACAGAGCTACTGCCCAGACAGTCACAAAGAGCTTAGTCGACGCATGTTCTGAAATACAGAATGTATTTGCAGAAATATTTACGGCTAAAGTTATTGACATATTGCTGTTAGAGGGCGGGTTTGATCTTAACAAAGAGACCAGAGTTGTCCTAAAATTCCCCGATATTGATCGTGAGGAAATGCGTGCGCATCAAAATCATGGGATACAACTATTTTTACAAAATGCCATAACGCAAGACGAGCTTAGAACTGAATATCTGAACAAAGAATCATACCTCGATAAAGATCGAAAGAATACTTTCCATGAGTTGTATACCAAGCCGTTGACTGAACTTAGCGCACAGAACAAGAGTCGTTCAGAAGGATCATCTAACGCGACTGCTAATAAATCTCGTCCAACTAATCAGCATGGTACCGCCAGCACTAAAAAGGCAGTCGCTCAGAATAGTGAAGTATCTAAGAAGTTATATGATGAGTTCGGATATTCTTGGGGAGAAATGTGCGATGGGATATGCAATCTTACCAATAATAGCGTTAAGTATAATAAGATAGTTAAATCCGAAGATATCAAAAGATGCCTAATCGCTAAAACAGAGATGATGGTTGCAGACGCGAAAAAATATTTACTTTCTGAGATAGAACGCGGATGTAAGAAAGCAAATCTTGATATTAACTCCAATAAGTTATTGACAAAAGATGATATATCTGGCTTCATATCTAAGCATATACGTATACCGTTGATAAAACTCAACCGTAAGGCTATGATAATGTTAAAGATAGATCTCGAAAGGGACTCGAAGATAGATATCGATCTATCGAGAATTAGTAGCATATTTGATGTGCTAAAAACGGAGCTAGAGGGAATTGCTGTACAGAATACGGACTTTTCATACAAGTATGGTTACCTAATGATTTTAGAAAAGAATGGGATAGATAAAGTAAAAATCATGACTACAGATGATGAAAATATTGAAAAAATTGAAATAAAAAAAATAAATGAGATTAAAAAAAGAGACGTCTCAAATTATTTTTTAAATAACATATCGATAGGTTTAAGTCGAGAGGATGTAGCGAATGAATAGGCAAATCCGATTCACTGATTTATTTGGTATGCCAGACAGATCTAACGTGTTCTCAGATGCCGCCAATCTCTTAGAGGATTTATATGGTTCAAGCAACTCGCCCACTTTTAGAGTTGCCATCAGAGCTACCCACGCGGGATATCTGCTAAATAATCGTGTCTACCCCGGTAAGGGGGTAAAGGCTGGAGCTCCCACCTGGGTTTCAAAAGACAATGGCGGAACAGCCGGATATGATAAACCTTTTCTTAAGCATCACGAGTCTAAATCAGAACCAATAGGTAGAGTAGACGCCCAAAAGTTTGTTCAGCTATGGGACGATGATAAATTCAGCAATGACTGGAAACATCCTGATCATGGAACAAGTATGGGTTCGGGGTATATACTTATCGGAGGTAGCATATCCGATAGAGATGCTCAACAAAAAATATTGGATGGCAGATATAAAACTGTTTCTACTGGTCAAACCAGTAATAAAGCTAGATGCTCTATATGCGGATACGATTGGTTAAATGATTCTAAAGAAGAAGAAATTTGCGAGCATAGACCTGGAAGTGTTTATGACGTAGATGGAATTAAGTATAGAGCTTATCTAGTCACTGGTAAAATGAAGTACCTAGAATGCTCTTTTGTTAACCATCCCGCCAACGAACTTGCCGGAATACTCAGTGCAGACTTTGATAGCTCACTTGTTCCTGAGTCTAGAGAAGAGAATGTTGAGGTTGTCACGGCAGATTCCATGGGAGGGCTTTGCTCTATTGCCTTAACGGACTCTGATGGGAGAATCACTGAATTGATTAGATCAGAAGATAAAAAAGATGAACTACCTTACGGAGCAGACAACATCAGAAATTCCGTAAGAGTCTCAGTCCCAGAAACGTTTAAAGAGGCTAAGACAGCACAATCTTTAACTAAAAGACTTGAAGCCATTGAAGGAATTTCCAATAAAAAGTATGAACTGGAGGAAGATTCCGACAGAGACAAGATCAAATTTGCTTTTTTAACAGAAAATGCCATCAAGAATATCGATGTCGATAAAGTAAAAGAAACTGTAGAAAAACACTTTAATCAGCTTTTAGATAAATTTAAAAATGACGGAAGGGAATCAGAGGAAGCCATGAGCGACCAAACTAAAAATAATGAGCCCGAGGTAGTTGCTGAGGACACCCAGCATGTCAAATCCCCTGATGGCTCCGACAGAACTTTAAACATTTTAGAAACTGCTTTGGCAGATAGCCAGATCAGGACTGCGGAACTTGAAGCAGAGTTAGCGAAAGCAAAGCAATTATATGATACCAAAATTGGTGAGTATAATGCTTTAATGGACCAGAATGCTAGTCTTAATGAACAATTTAAGAAGCAGCTTTCTTCTCAGCTTGTGACTATCCAATTGCAATTGCAGAAACCTCACGTCAAATCGATTAAAGACAGTGAGACTTTTGCTGAAGCAATTGAAAAGGTCGCGACTAGAAGTGTCGAAAGCCTAAGAGACAGCATCGAGGATCTTGTGCCTGAGCTGGCAAGTAGCTTTAAGACCAAAGGACTTCCTTCTTTTATAAAAGACCGTACAGAGGAAAAACCTCCAATTGTGCGCTCTATGAAAGAAGAACTTGTCGTTAATCACAAACAAGAACAAATTGATCCTAGAGATCAAATTTAATAAGGAGACCTTAAATGGCAATCCGAATTGCACGAGGCTACGAAAAGATCCATCATCCTTACCAGGAGCTTTACGAAGGTGTAAGACCTTCTATCCAGGGTCTTAGAGCCGCAAAATTTCTTCCAATTTCAATGCTAGACAAGCTTCATGACGATGACCCCATTGTTTTGTTACCAGGTACTTTTGTTGGTAGACTGAATGACACTGGTCAGTTTGACGCTACTAACCTCTTCACTACCGCCGAAGTAGGCGCAAGAGCATTAACTCCAGCCTGTTGGGGAAAATACACTGTCCAGTACACTTCTAAGGATAGTGATTTTGGAACCCATAACATTGATGATGCCACTGCTGCAGGCGCTGCGGTAAATGCTGACGGAACCGATGAGGGCGCTAGTACGATGCTTGTACAAAACATTAAGCCCATCGGTGTCTTGACTGCCCCTGTTTACTCTGAAGTCCTTAAGTCTAAATACACAAATTACAAACGCGACTTAATGCCTTCAATCTTGATGGGTAATTACTCTATCGTAATGCCCGCCATAACTACTGCTGAGCTTGACATTGAGCCCGGTGACATTGTTAGAGTCGCTGGAGACGGTACTAGTACTGGAAACCACAAAGCCACCAATAAGGCATACAACGTTGCCGCGATTACTCCTGGCCGCCTTACTACTTGGGATGGTGCGACAGCTTCTGCCAATTACGTTGTTGGCCGTTGTATCGATAAGTACAAAATTGCTGGCGGCGGAGGCAGTGGAACTAGACTTTCTGCTAAACTTGCCGCAGGAACTACTCTTACTAATCTTAATAGTGACCATCAATTCAACACCCTGAAAAAGGTTCAGACTGTTCCTGGCCTTGGCCTTAGTGGCTCCGGTACTCAGGGTATCCCCGCAATGTTCGAGCATGCAGTCTCTGATTCTGCTGGAGACTATTTTGCTCTCGTGATCAAAGTTGATCTGTAAGGAGATAACAAATGAGTGATAGATTGATTGGAGTCGACGAGGGCGCCATTGAACGGTGCTTTGATGAGGATCAGAAGGATACCATCCTTCGCCTTGTCGAAGATACCGAGAATGGTATCACCCATGCAGTCGACAACGCCATAGCCGATAAGCTTGAAGATAAAGGATTCGACGCAAAAGCGCTTAACAGACTTAAGGCTTTTGCTGACGATACTTTACCCAAGAGAGAGTTTGATCAAAAGTTTGACCGAATGTATAGCATTTGGAAAAATAATGGTTCTCTCCCAAGTGCCCCCGGCCATAAGTTTACTCTTGATGACATGATTCAAGCCGATAGTAAGCGTAAAGCTTCTTTCGATTCTGGTGAAACCAAGAAGGAAGAATTTTACGATACACAATTTGCGTTTGAGCAGCCGATGCTTATCCCAAAGGTGATTTCTCAGACTGTTAGGGATGCAATTGAACCAACAATTGCTCTTACTCCCCTTCTTCAGAGAATTAATTTCCAGGTTGGCACGACTCTTACCTTCCCGGCTATGGGCGCATTCACTGCTGCCGATATCCCAGAGGGTGGGGAATACCCAGAACAGACGATGGAATTCGCAGGACAAGTTACTGCGACCATCGGAAAGTCGGGTGTTGCTGTTAAATTTACCGAAGAGATGCTTCGTTATTCTTTGTTTGACGTAATGAGTATGCATCTGCGTGCAGCAGGTCGTGCTTTGATTCGTCATAAGGAGCAGAAGGTGGCTGACATGATCACCACTTCTGGAATTTCCTACATCGATAACACTGGTGCTGCTGCTGGGTCTGTAATGAGTAATGGTCGAGGTATTGATGGTATAAAAAATGGAACCATCACTATCGAAGATGTTTTCCGGATGTACGCTAGTATGGTTGATGACGGATACGTTCCGAATGCAATCGTCATGCATCCCTTCGGATGGCTCACCTTTGCCCTTAACCCCCAGCTTCGCGCCTTTGGTTTTGCTAACAATGGAGAAATGTTCCAAAACTACCAGGGGAAACCTGGATCTGGGGACCTTTTCCGAGTTGGCGGATTAAACCAAGAGACGCAGCTCACGGATCCTGCAGCGATTGCGACAACCTCCAGTAGACTTCCTGCTGGATTCCCGTCTGGACTCAACATCATTGTTTCTCCATTTGTTCCTTACGATGCCAACCTAAACATGACTGAGTTCTGGATGGTTGATACTAACGAGCTTGGAGTTCTTGTTGTTGACGAAGAGGTAGTCACTGAAGAGTTTGATGATCCCGCACGTGACATCCGCAAGATCAAACTTCGCGAGCGTTACGCTGTTGAAAATATCAACAACGGTAAGGCGATTAGAACTGCCAAAGGAATTGTCATCGATAAGTCCATCGATCCTGAGTCTGCTCCGGTGCTTCAGTTCGGTACTGGCCAGGTAACTACGAGCGACTACGCTGGTAACTCGTACAATCCTTAAACAGTAATTTGACATAGGGTTGGCCCGGGAGTAATACACTCCCGGGCATTTTTTAAGAGGTTTAATTTGTCGATAAAAATTTCCAATACTTCTGCTTCTCTCCCCGGGGATAAGCCTATCAAAGTTAATACCTACGTCTCGTTAAACATGAAGCGTAGACAATTTTACGCGTTAGATACTTTTGTTTTATCTCCGGATAAACCTACCGCAAAAGTTACAACCGATGTTTCTGCCGAGGATAGACGTTCAATACAAAAATCTATAGATATGGGTTTTTTAGTTAAATCTAAGTCCCATATCCCATTTATAGACAAACCTACCGATTTAATGCAAGATCTTAAGACGTGCTTAGACACTTGTAAAAGTGTAAAAGATCTGCATCCTAAAATTGTTCCCATAATTTCTGGCAAACTTGCTAAGGACTATGGGGCAAGAGCCATAATCGAAGAGCTTGTCGAATACGAACAAGCGAAACAAGACAGATCTAGAATCCTAGAGTACTTCGAGTTTGCCTTAAGCAATATTCCGGGACCCGGAAAAATTGTTGATACAACGCTTTACAAAAAGAAAATCGATGTTGGAATGCGTACAGCCGAAATAGGAATGCGTGTAGGCGTAGAAACTCCCCCCAATAAAGATTTAATTTAACTAAGGATGTGTGATGCCAGCCCCAACGTTTTCATCGTCGGATCCCATACATGGCGCCACAAACGTTTACTTAAATAAAAAAGTAACTGCTACCTTTAGCGAAAGTTTAGATACTGCTTCCGTATCTGGATCTACGGTCATTTTAAGATCCGTAGCTTTAGATACCGTGATAGATGCTGAGATAAGTGTATCCGGGGCTATCATAACGATAATCCCCTATACCGTGCTTTTAGGTAATTCTATATACAGGCTAACTTTTATTGGTGCAGACCTCTCTCTTCCTACTGGGGCGATACAATCTGGGGGCAATAATTTTGCGACTACTCAAACTATCTCTTTTCAAACAGGAGAACAGCTTGATACCACATCTGTAGCTAAGACAGCAGAAGAGATAGTGCTGGCTGGGGATCTAAACTTACCGTCGGATATTGCGATAGCCTCTTCTGGAATGAAAATAGTCTCTTCCTTGCCGACTAACCACAAGTTTGGCGTTTCAACTACGGAAAACACCATACAAATAAAATTTTCTAATACGATAGATGCTGCGACCGTGACTACGGAAACGGTTCAGTTAGAACAATATGCATTTTTGGACGAAAAGCAGCTATTGGCAAAAGATAAAGTATTTTATATAAATGCTACTGACGCAGATTATTCCCCTCTTTCAGTGACTAGAAGTGTATTAGATAAAACTATTACTATAACTCGAGATAGTACTAGAGATTGGATGAACAATTCAACGATAGAAGTCTATTTAGCGTCTACTATCGCAGACACGTCGGGTGATACTCTTGGCACGGCACAGAAAATAACTCTCCATATAGAGCCCTACCCTAATCTTGTAGGGATACGTATGATTAGAAATGAGCTCGGCACTCTTATCCCAAATACTTACCTCGACGATTACCTTGGTTTACGTATATGGCTAAACACAATAGAAGAGTATGAAACTTTAGGTTCTAAAATAGACATAGGCCCTTTTTCAAAAAATAGGGCATTTAGGGAATATATAAAGTATAAGACATGCTTAGATATAATCCAAGACATGCGTGGAGAAAAGGATACAAACGCTGGCGTCAGTAAACAATTAAACGACTTAAGGATTTCCTTCTTCCCTGCTGGAGCGGACTCAGTAGGTCAAAAAGAGAAGATGTTGCATAAGCGCATGGATACTGCCAGAGAGTCCATGATAGGCTATATGAATAGCCCAAGAATTACTGTAATAGACCGGGGGTCAGCCATAATCAGAGGCTCTAGACAGATCAGGGGACCATTCTTGTTTAATCCATTAAGAAATGTCTACGTTTCAGACCCAATACCTGCCGCGAATACATCTAGGGAACGAGACCGACTTATCGCTGGCCTTTCTGATCAGGAGTAAAAATGGCGAATAATCCGGAAGGTGCCGCAAGGGCATTTGGCAGCTTAGCTGCCGTGATAGCACTTGTCGGTGGAATCTGGGGAATGATGAATCAACAGGAGTTGACGCTAAATAGACAAATTGCACCCATTAGAATTAACCAAGAGAATATACTTAATGATTTAAGGGAACTAGAAAACAAATTTCAAAAGCATATTAACGATGGTCACCCTGATTCATTCAATATGCTATTCAGAAGTGAGATAAAGGACTTAACACAAATTAGGCAAGCGATTATTGCGCTTCAAGTAACTTTGGCTGAACTTCACGGAAAAACTAAAAAATGATGTTTATCGGGATACTAACAGTTAGTATAATCTGTTTAGTGGCATGCATCGATGCCAGAAGCGTCATGAATCATTGGATT